CGCAGCCCATTTTTGGTGCGGCAGCGAGGCTCGAATACCCTCTAATTCTTCAATTTTCCAAAATTCTGGCCAACAAGGCGCACCAGACGGCATAATTGCAGGAAATTCAATAACTTCCCATTGGTCAGCCTTCGGATCTAAAGCCTGTGCCTTCATTAATTGGCCTGTAAGATCCTTTTTTGACCACCTTGTCATGACCAAAACGATAGTTCCACCCGGTTGTAGACGCTGTCGGGGACCAGATGTATACCATTCGTAGGCCATATCCATGGCCGTTTCGCTCATCGCGTCTTGTTCCGAGTGCGGGTCGTCAATAATAAGAACATCAGCACCACGACCAGTGATCGCACCTCCGACACCAGACGCAAAATACTCCCCGCCCTTCGATGTTTCCCATCGTCCTGCAGCCTTGGAATCCGCTCGCAATGAAACATCTTGAAAAACTTTCTTATAATCGTCCGTATCTACGAGGTCACGAATTTTTCTACCAAAACGCACGGCTAGTTCGCCAGTATGCGTTGCCTGAATTATCTTTAAATCAGGTTTAAGGCCCAAGAGCCAAGATGGAAGGAAATACGACGACATTTCTGACTTCGAATGTCGTGGCCCCATATTAATAATTACGCGCTTTAATTCACCACGCGCAATACGATTAAACGTCTGGGACATTTTACGATGGTGCGCACCCTCAATAAACGAAGGCCACATCGTTTTGACATAAGTTAAGAAGTCCTCGCGCGATTGTTTACGGACTTCACGTTGTTTTAGCTCTTCGGCGATAACAAACGCAAGTTCAGCTTTTTCGCGAGGTAAGTGAGAAAAGTCGGCGTTATCGAGCATAGCTCATTATACCGTTACGTTAAAATTCTGACGCGGATCCATATTTTGGGAAAATAATTTACCGATACCTAAATCTTGTAATGGCGTCTTATAATTAAATTGAATACTCTTATCTTGGCCAAACGGGTCAATTTTAATTTTATACCCCCCTTCGCCTAGATTACCCCCAATAGAAGGGCCACCATCCCGAGCTAACTTACCTGCCCTCATTAACATATCTTGAAGCGCCGGAGGTAAATATTGACTAGAACCTAGGGCATCTAAACCAACCGTTTGATACATACCCGGTATATCTTGGACAGGCGCAGATTGGACAGGCGTATTATCAATCGGTGCACCTGTAATCCCACCGTTTATTTTTGGTTGGTTAGAAATCTCGTTGGCTTTTTCATTAGCCTTTTGTAATAAACTTTGAGCCGGTGCCTCATCTGGCTGAAATACTCTAGGACGATTTCCACCACCTAAAAGTTGCCCAACTATACCACCGCCCTTTAAATATGAACCTATTGCACCTAACGCACCCGCAGGTTCAGGCTGCGGAGCTAATTGCACTGTTCCACCGGGAACAACTGAACCAATTTTTAAAGCTGGGGCGTAGCCGGGAACGGGATCACCTTTTCCGCCTTTTCTGTATCCTTCTCCAGAAACTAACCCAAGATACTGATCATACGCCAGCCTATTAATATTATCTATAGCTGTTTGCGTAAGACCCTCGTTGCCAAAACGACCACCCTCTCGGCCAAGTAACCGGTTCTTTCCGGGCTCATAAAACATGCCCGAATAACCGTAGGGATCCGTGTCCGTGCGACCAGTTTCCTGCATAAAATTTTGCAGACCTGTGTCATATTCGATTAAACGATCTCTTTCAACCGAGGCTTCAGCATAAGGATCTCTCATTTTATCAACCCTAGATCATGAATCTTGAACCAAGATACACTAAACAAAATCAAAATAAAATGGGGGTTGGAGAAGGTTCCTTGGACCTTCATACTATTTTATGGGGTGGGGGTAGAAGGTTCCTTATCCAAAAATTCATGCTGCATTATTCGAGCGACCTCAGCCTAAAGACTTTCTTGTGTGTGCGGCGCGATTTTAGGGGATGGGGGTCGCGGCAAGCCCCAGCCAGATCAGCGTCCAGCTGGGACTCAAAGCAGTGTCAGGCGGACATGTCACCGACGGACCAGATCAGGCCGATCAGAGACCATGGCGTGCCAACGACGGCAAGCGCCAGCAGCATGATGCCGACGATGTTGTCGAACAGATCAGCGCCACCGAACAAAAGATGGAAGCCTGCAGCACCCAGACCAAGAAAGCAGGGAAGCACGACACCGAATGCCTGAGCTTTTCTTTTTGCGATGGTGCGAGCGTGTGCGATAAATACTGGTTTCATTTTCTCATTCCTTCCGAGTAGGTGGCGGGGCCGAAGCCCCGCCGGTTACATTAGCCAACGATCAACATATCTGCTTCGATCAAACGCTTGCGGTAAAAAGTCAGGATCCGCTCGGGCGACTGGACAGTCGACAGCGAGCTGTCATCTGCGGCCATCGCGTCCAGCAGCTGGCGCTGGGTGGCGGAACCACCAAGCTTCTGCAGCTCGAACAAGATCGCCTGTGCTTGCGCGGGCATCGGCTTAACCGCAAGCAGCTCGCCCGCATTTTCCGCCAGCCGCAACTTTACGTTATTGCTTCCTTTCGGCGACGGGGCAGGGATACCACAACGTGCGATCGACTTTGGATCGGCAGTCGGAGTAACAGTGGCACCGTTCGAGGACGGCTTAGAGAGCTTCTTAGTCATAGCGATTTCCTTTCGCTTCTGGGAAGGACAACTGCGTCCTTCCAACAAATTCATTCTTGCACATGCTCATAAGATAGTAAAGCTTTTATTTACTATTGTATGAACTTTTTTAAAACATGCGAGCAGCTCGCATGTTAACCCAAATCAGGTTAACGCCACAAACAGCGTCAATCAGTCAAACAAACAAAGAACTCAGTCAGTCATTCAAGACTCAATGACTGATGTTCAGTCAGCGCGAGGCAACTCAAAGATGATGAAGAGGGGGATGATGAAGGCACCGTCAGTCAGTCACTCAGGGGCCAAGGACAATGAAAGGGCGGTCAGCGAACCGACCGCCCAATCAATATCAAGCGTAGGTGATAAACCCATCTTCCATCAGCATCTTGCGATAGAAGGTATAAATGCGCTTCGGTGTCTGCACGGTCGAAAGACCTTGCTCTAGCATCGCATCAACAAGCTGCTCTTGCGAAGCCTCGCCACCTAGCGCCTCGAGCGTATCGAGAATGACGCCAGCCTGATTAGGAAGGCGACGGTTTTCAATCACCTTGGTAAGAAGCTTGACCTTACGACCGTTGAACCCTTTCGGAGCAGGGGCAGGAATGCCAGAGTTACCGGCAGGATCGACAACCTTTAATGCTGCCTTCGCGGCACCGCGTACACCCATGCTGGGGGCAAGCAGAGAAATCGGATCAGACTTCTTGGTGGTGGTCTTCTTGGCCTTTGTGGAAGTGGCCTTCTTCTTAGCTGCTGCAGTCATAGCTTTCTCCTTTTATGACTGTTGTGGTCAGGCACCTCGCCTTAACCTTGCAATTACTATAGTATAGTAAGAGCGCGAATAAAAGCTCAAAATAGATCAAACTTATCAGGAAAAGAAAGGACTGCAGTCAATCAGTCAGTCGGTCAGACAGCCTACGCGCTCAGTGAATCAGTCATACAAAGCAGCCGCAAAACCATGGGCCAATCAACTGGGGCATGCAGACGATGGGCCACTGATGATGAAACCCCACCCTCAATCAATTGAAGGGCATCAACTCCACGATGCAGCGTCAAAGCATTGTGTTTTGAATGAGCCACCATGATCCATGAACGACCTCCGGTTGTTGCACGACGCATGTGCCAAGAACATTGAAAAGGAGTCAGTGAGACATTGTCAGTTGTAGTACACTTGAGTTCAATCCAAAACTCACACCCACCCCAACAACCATTGACGTCAGGTACTCCTTGCTGCAGCGCTCCCGTCTCGATCCTCTGCCAATGGACCTTGGGTAAGTTGGTTTTCAGTGCTTGGTATAATTTCTTCTCGGTACGATACATCGTTCACCACTTGCATGTTGTCACCGTCAAGCAATTCCTGTAACTTTGATCTTAGTTCTTCGTCCGACATCGATTCGACTTTGTTGACGGTTACTTCCTTCTTCTCGATATACAGACCCGCCGCCTTGCCCCTTGAGATCTCGGCACTGATTGCTGAAGATATTTGGCCGGAATCCACGGCTTCATCCCGCAAACGGGAAAGTTCAGTAAGATGTGACTGCATCGAAACATTTTGACGTTCAGCCTCTTTACGCATCAAATCTATGATATGATTACGGATGAGAGGATTCCTGCGAAGCAAGGCAGAACCTTGAGCTTTTGCGCCAAATTTGTGTTTTGTGAACCCTGACCGTCGAGCGGCCTCCGCACCAGACAGTCCTTGAACATAAAGCGTACAAAACTTTTTATGACGCGGAGAGAGCGGACGATGTTTCTTACCATCGGGTGCAACCCAATAGTTGCCGCACTCTGATGGAGCTACGGGCGTGTACTCAAGGGATTCCAAGGTAGTCACTTCATTAGCCAAGACGTTGCCTCCAACTACTTAACAAAGTAAGGATAGCAACAAATCTTACCGTCCGCAATGTCAATTTCCAGTGAGTTTTAGAATATAATTAGAAAGATTGTTCCGCGACGGCTTATCGTTCGAGACTGTTATCATAACCATAAACACTGTTATCATAACCAAGAACCAAGGTAAAAGAGACACTTACAAAGAAATTATGACATTATGAGATTATGATGGAGGTTTTAAGGAGTCACTCACTCAAACCTACGGGGAGAGCAATGGGGGCCGAAGCCCCCAAGCAAAGATTAGTTAGTTTCGTGAATCATGCGGCCACAATGTTCCCACTCGTTAAAGTCAATAAAGAACGCATAGGTGTTCATGTCATCTTTTAGATCGACGGCAACAGGGATAGAATTATCAGGCCAAACATAAAGGTCAACGAGCTGTTCGATATACCGTCCAGCTTCGTCAAGCGAGAGCCAAATACCACCCATGAACTTACGCTCATGGGTGTTAGTATTTTCAGCAAAGAGCGCGTACATTATACGGCCTCTGCATACTCGATAGCTTTCTCGAGAGCTTTGCCCTTACGGGCGGCACCGGCACCAAACCAAGCTGAATGCATGGCGTTACCTGTCTCTTGACCACGACGCTGGTGGTCCTCGACAAAGGTCACACCATTTAGTGCGCCCCACCAAGTACCCTTGGCTGCTTTGAGTGTGGCACCGGGCGACTGGTCGATCGCTGTCATGACCATATCGGCTGTACGCGTAAACTTCTCACGCATGATCAGCTCGGGGTCTTTGGCCTTTTCGACGAACAGATCTTTCTGGTACAACTCGGCAACGAAGTTAGCGACCGACTCACCAGTGAACTGCTTCGAAGCAAGGAACTCTGCCTGCTCCTTGAACTCCTCGCGCCGCGCCTTAGAAAGACCAAGAGCCTCTTCTGCAGCTTGACGGACATCATCATCGAAAGCGCGGATATGCGGCATACGAAACGCTGCACCGCCATCGCGTAGGGCGACGGTCAATGTATTGTTACACACAACACGGATCGGTGTGAACTTGATCGTCATCGCCTTACCACAAAGATGCGGCTGGTTAATCAAGAGGTAACCCTTGACCTCGTCACCACCCGGCAACTGGAAATCGGAAGAAATCTTAGC